CACATTTCTGATATAGTTTCTGCATCTATAATATGCAATTTCTTTTGTCCAATTAAGTCTTTTAACGTTGAACAACCAATCCTTTTTACTCTTCTGGTCATAGTAGCACCAATCGCATTTGCTTTAATCTGTGATTCTACAAACATATTTTCGTATTCTAAATCATAATATAGACCGTTACAAACAACAGCGCCCTGATCATTTGACTCAACAATGATATAAGCTTCGTTATACATCATAGCATATTTATAGCATATATCTGGTAATAGCATTGGAGATATATTATTATCTCTAAATACACACACTTGCTTAAATGGATTAACTGAAGTATCTATTAAAGTAAATGTACTATAGTCTTGTCCTCTACCTTTTGCCACATCAACAGTCATAACATACTGGTGACCTTCCTTTGGCTTTTCGTACATAAATAAATGTTCATTAAAACTCATCGGCCTCTGAGATTTCTGAGCTAGTAAATCACCTGCATCTATTAATGTATTTCCTCTTCCATGGAAATTGTTTCCAAATTCTTGGTCAAACTGTAATTCAGAAGTATTAGATACAGTTTCATTTTTCCAGTTATCATCTCTTCCTGGAACATCCCACCAATCAACTCTAAAAGCTTTATATTCATTCGTATATGTAGTAGCACCTTCCCAGATTCTATGAAATACATTACCAATACCATTTGCTGTTGAAGTAATAATAACCTTTGTATCCTTACCAGAAGATACAACAGGATATGTTGATGTATAAAACTGTGCATCATTTTCAACAAAGGCAAACTCATCTAAAAACAATAAGTTAATAGATAAACCACGAATGGAACTACCTGATGTTGCCGATGCGATGATCTTTGAATTATTACTAAATTCTATAGATCCTTTATTTAAAGCTTTACATCCTGGCTGTAAAAAGAATGGTAAATTTTCTAGCATTAATGTCATTCGAGATAACATTTCTCGTGCAGTAGCACCTTTGTTTGCTAATACGGCAATTGTTTTTTCAGGGTGAAAACAAGCATACCAAAGTAAATATGCTACTGCTGAAATAGACTTTCCTGATTGTCTACATGCCAATACAATCGAAAACCTATTGTCATTAAAATGAGAGAACATATTTCTTTGATACGGATATAGATCAAAGGGAACCAAGCCTTCATCTAAAGAAATAACTTTTAAATATGTAGTTGCGAAATATGTAGGATCCATCATACAATGACGGTATTCTTTTATTTCATGTTCTGAGAATTCACTTTCTACTCCATCCTTTTTTACATTAGGATTTCCTAAATAGCCAAACTCACTGTTCCTTAGAGTCGACATCTATAGTTTTAACCTCATTCTCTTTATCATGTTTAGCAAATAGTCTTTGTAAATCCGTAGTACTACCAATAAATAAATTATTATTAGTTATCTCTTTCTTAGATTTAATATCGCCAGATAAATCTTTCTTATCTTTTTGTAAATCCATAAGCTTGCCAGTAACATCACCAATATCTTTTATAGCTCTAGATAATACTTCAAATGCTCGGGGGTGTTCAGATTCTCTAGCCAGTTCTGCTAGGGTATCAAGAGACCTCACACCAGTTTCAATGAGATCTTTATAAGTTTTTCTTGAGAATTCATAATCATCTTTTACTTCTGATTCGTCTTTACTCATTTCAGGCTTTACTTCTTTTTTTGCTGGCAAGTTCTTATTCAGGTTTGCCTGCATCTTTTCTAATTTATCCATTATATACCTATGTTATACTTACGTTAACAGTATAGTTATCATCCTCATCAGCCGAAGTTGGCGTTATAGTAAAGTCCATATTTTCTAAAATATTCGTACCACCAGCATCAGCATTAAAATCAAGATTAATTTCTTTAATAATACCTTGATTACCAACAGGGCCAAAGTATTTCATCTTCATATTAAAATCAAACTGATATATTAAAGCTCTTCTTGTTTGATAATCACCTTCGTAATCATCTTGTATTGTCATACCAGTTAATATGATTGGAACATCTTGCTTATAAGCAAATCCAGTTACAGGTGTTATTGTTACTGTATACTCAGGCTGGAAATATGGAAGTATTTGTTCCATTATTTGTAGACCATCATCTTGATTTTTAGCCATTGCATACAAAGACATATTAATATTATATGCAACAGCTTGTTTTATTGTTTTCTTTTTATTAGAATCTGTGGCATGATTTTCTATTATTTGATTTCTCTTAGCTAACTTTTGAGTAGAATCTATATCCATAGATGTTATTTCAAATCCCATCCTTGGAAGTTTAATAGCCATGGACGCATCTTGACCAGTAATAGAATCTAATCGTGATAAGAATTTTTGCTTAGGCCCATAAGCAAGTGGAACTTTTATTTGATTAAGTACATTTCCAGCACCATCTTGTCTAATGACACTTATATTATTAAATATAGTTCCAAATAAAGCTACTGCTTTTCGAGTAGTGCCATGATAAAAGTGATTTCCAAACATTAATAAGTCTCCGATGCATCACCGAATGGATTAGTTTCAGTAAAGTCTAAGAATCCGTCTGCCTCGATCTCAAACCCGTAGTTTTGAGATTGGCTATCACTCGCGAATGATTCACTATCAGCAACGTTATATACATCAGTAATATGACAAGTAACTCCAGACTCTGATCCAACCAATCCTAACGTTGGAGATATGACAAAGTCCTTAGCTTCAGTACTTCCTGTGACTCCAATATTAGAAACAGAAATTGTTGCAGCAATGTCAGAAGTCTTAGTAAGAGTCTGAATTTCACCAGTAATACTTACGGCCGGACTTGTTGTAATTATTTGTGTTACAATCTCACCAAGAGTAAAGTGATTACCTCCGATCGCAGTAACCTGCATACCAACTTGATATGAATTCTGAGCTTGAGTAGAATCGATAGCATCAACACCCGTCTCAAAATCTTCTTCATTATATTCAAACAAGCTACACTGCATTTTATATACAGGAAGATTAGACAATTGATAGAACGGCTTTTCATCTTCAACAAATGATATTTCAAAGAATGAATTTGACATCGGTAAGAATATCAAATCACCTTCTTGAGGCTTATTAGTTTCTACAGTATTATTCCATATGCCCACTAAATTTTGCCATTGACGTCTGGAAATAACGAATGTAGCTTCGTCTCTGATCTCTAAACCAAATTTCTGGTATAGATCTCCAGCACCTTCAAATCCATCAGTGTTTTCAATATAAGCTTCTATTAAATATGCGTCATCAAATTTAGATGCAGTATCTTCGCCTAGTATGTTGTCTCTAGATATTAAAGTCCTTGGTATATAATATACATCTTGACCAAAAATTTTAAGAGATTCAATAATTAAATCTTCATATAAATTTTGTTCGGACTTTACAGCCTGAGAGAAGTATACACTTCTTGGCATATCTTACCCCGTATAGAAGTCGACTGGCTGTTCCCAGTTTAATCTGACTTCTTCATTTAATTTTTCTATTTCTTCCTTAGCGTCTTCTAGTATTTGCCGACCATTGAAGGTTACTCCACCTGGCATTACCATTCCTTCAAACTTAGAAAGATTGACGCCCCATTGCATTTTAATTAATGCAGTAAGATAGCGTTTTAAGAAGTAGTCATTATAGACATCAGTATAGGTATTTGGATCTATTATTCTATAGCATTCCACAACAATATATCCACCAACTACTACTTGCTTAGACCAATCCATATCAATTCTTAATTGATTCTTATGTCTATCAAAACTAACATGTTTATCATCAGAATCAACCAATAAGTCCAACATCGATAACCATTGTTGTGCCATTTCGTACTCAACAAGAGATCCCATATAACCTAAGGAATACATATCATTTAAATGTAATTGATATTGAATATCAAACATACCAGTAGCGTTGCTTTCTCTTAATGGAAATATTCTTATAACATCAGTAACTAAATCTGGTATTGTAAGATAACCATTCGTAATATCAGCAGATGTTACTTCATGCTTTAAAAATACCTTTTCAATAGCATCGGCATGATAATGCTGATAAAACTGTAAAGCTTCATCTACTCTATCTTCAACCTGATCGTCATCAACATTAATTTCAACAACTGGTGCACCAAGTGCTCGTAAGCAGTAGTCTATCAATGTTTGTCTTGAATTAGGTTTAGCCATTTTAAATTCCTTTAAGCAATAACGCCGACTGCTATTTTATTTTCGACTCCGTTACCTACTTCTACAATTCTAGCGTCAGTAGCAGCTTCATCATAAGTAGTACCATCTGCAGCGAAGCAGACATTAACAGATCTTGAATGCGTTACAGTACCATCTGTAAATGTTACTTTAATATCTCTAATACCTGTTAAAGTTTCGCTAATAGTTTCGCCTTCGTTATCTGGATCAGGCATCTCTTGAACTCTTGTCCCAGTAAAAGTCTCGTCCTTTGTATATGTAATTGTCATTTTTATCTCCTATATAACAATATTTAAATGTCTATATCTATTTATATCAATTTTAATCTTAGTTTAAAAAGGTAAAGGTATAATAATTATTTCCGTCCTTTAGTTGTAATCACTTGATTTTATTAATCTATATTTTATCATAATTGTAATTGATACAAAAGGAGCCGCCGAAGACCAGGCTTGACCTCCAAACCTGAAGTAAGTATTTACACCTTCTTTATAATCTCTTTGGGTTAGGGGGATATCTCTTTGTATAATTGTTGTACCGGCAGCATTACCAGCGGCACGTATTTGAGTATTTGTAATTT